ACTGCCATTGCAGAACAGCCTACTGGCGTAATTGATACTACAGACGAAAACGACACAGCAGACCTACAAGCTGACGCTTCTATTGAAGGCTACATTGATACCGTTGATGAAGATGATACTTGCCAAATAACTGCTGAAATTGTAAATGGCATGGACACCCATGACGGATTTACTAAGAAAGAAATAGACAGAATTAGAAAAATTCAGCAAAAAATTGCTGAACGCCAACGCAAATTAGAACAAGCCATCAAAGATGCAAACGCATCACGCAAAAAAGCGTTCAAAGATCAGATTGATCCTACGCCTGTTGCAAAAGTTAAGAAAACTAAAGTACAATCAAAACAAGAGGTTAAAGCTGATATACCGTTAGCTGAAACACAAGAATTAGAACGGTCTATTCGCTACCTTGAAGCCCAAAAGAACAACATTCTTCAGGCGTTAGCTTATAGACAAGAGTTGGCTCGTATTCAGACCCAGCTTGCCATCCTAGAAGCCAAACGCCTTGCAGAATTGGAAGATGAAGAAGCAATACTGCTACTTTTATAAGGAGAAGGCGTGATTTGTCCTAAATGCGGTTGGAGCGAAGGCAACCATATTGAAGTTAAACAGACTGACGAAGAATTTTTCCTAGAATGGTGGACACCTACTATTGGTGAAGAAGCCGCTAAAGCTTCTTGGCAAGACAAAGTGGCTATGAAATCTAGGCAAGGCCCAACGGTAATTCCTGATATTGAAGGCCATATATCAATGGCTGACGGCACATGGGTATCTTCCCGATCAAAACATCGTGAAAACCTAAAGCGTAATAATTGCGTTGAAATAGGCAATGATGTGCCTACACAGCAAAAAACTATTGAATTTAGCCGTAAAGACCAAGAAGCCCGTAAACGGCAAATTGCTGAAATTGCTTACGCAAAACTTAACTACAGATAAGGAACACTATGTCAGATGACCGCAGAGAGATGTTGGAAGCCGCTTTAGACCAAGCCGAAGAAGGTACTTTAGAAGCCCCTATTGAAAAGGAAATTGAAGTAAATGACGATCCAATCCAAGCTGAAGAAGCCATCTCTGAAGAAAGCAATGACCGTGACGAAAAAGGTCGCTTCAAAAGTAAATCCGAAGAAGCCAGTAGCCAAGACGATTCCGTTGAAGAACCTGAATTGGTGGCAGAAGCTAGTGATGAGCCTGTCGATGAAATAAAACGCCCTACTACTTGGAAAAAAGAATACAGGGATGTTTGGGACAAGATGCAGGAAGGCAAACCGCTGGATAGGGCGGAATTTGCCAAATTTGCTGAATACGCAAATCAGCGTGAAGCTGAGTACAAGCGTGGTGTTTCTGCATACAAGGCTGAAGCTGATAATGCTCGTCAATTAACCGATGCTATTGGTCAATTTGTTCCCGAATTACAAAAACATGGTATTCATCCTGTTGCTTGGATTAACAATTTAGGTAGGGCGCATTACACATTAGCTAATGGAACATACGAGCAAAAACTTAATGCTTTCAATAGACTGGCGCAAGATTATGGAATACAATTAAACCAAGATGCACTTCAGATGCCTGAACAGGCGTATGTAGACCCTTATCAACAACAGTTAATGCAACAACTTCAAGCTACCCAGCAACAAGTTCAGCAACTGTCAGCGATTCGGGAGCAGGAAGAAAATGCTCGATTGACTAATGAAATCAATCGGGTAAGTAGTAACAAAGAGCGGTTTCCGCACTTTGAGATGGTAAGGGAAGATATGGCTCAATTACTTGAGCGAGGTTTAGCCCAAGACCTAGAATCGGCTTATGCCAAAGCGGTGCGTATGAATGACGAAGCGTACAAACTGGAACAGGAAAAACTCCTGAAATCAGCAAATACCCAAGCGTCTAAGGCACAGCAAGTAGCTAAAGCTAAAGCAACTGCTGTTAGTCCACGATCCGTTACACCTAGCGGTCAAGTGTCTAAAACAGATGCAAAGGATAGACGATCCTTACTGATGGCTAATTTGGCCGATGTAGAGGGTGGTCGGGTTTAACTTAATTTAATAAAGGAAATATCATGGCTTTTGCTAACTCAGCAATCACCGATATTATCGCTACCACCATTCAAAGTCGTAGCGGAGTATTGGCAGATAACTTAACACAAAACAATGCAATTTTGCAAAGATTGAACTCGAAGGGTAACGTAAGACCTTTTAGTGGCGGTAACGTCATCCTTAACTAACAATGGGGTCACTCTACAGTCGAATGTAGATGTGAGAACCCTCTCTGATTGACTTGGAACTCCCGAAGGGGACAACAGGGCGGAAGGCGAAAGCCACCGTGAACGACTAAGTGAGAGGGCATCGGGAAACGATGGAGCGATAGTCTGACCTTTGGCATAACTTGTAGCACAAAGAAGCCAAAGAGTGTAGCGGAACAGAAACGACTACACCAAGCTGGATCAGCTTGTAACAACCGAGCGAGGAAATTATGTACAACGATCCAAATACCAATAACGCTAATTCTTATAGCGGTTACGAAGTATTGAACATCACTCCTGATAGCCCAATTTCTGCGGCTCAATTCTCTATTACTCAGTACGCTGATAGCGTAACAATGAGTGGTCTAGAAATGTTGCAAAACTCAAGCAAAGAAGCAATCATCGACCTGTTAGACGGTCGTATGCAAGTTTCTGAGGCTCGCTTGCTTAACCGTATTTCTACCGACCTTTATGGTGACGGTACAGGTAACGGCGGTAAGAACATTACTGGTTTGGCTGCTGCTATCAGCACTTCACCTTCAAGCGGCACGTATGGGGGCATAAATAGAGCTAATTGGGATTTTTGGCGCAACCAAGCAACAACTGGTGCTGATTCTTCTGCAACAATCCAAGCTGCAATGACAACAGCCGCTATCAAATCCGTTCGTGGAACTGATAAGACTGACCTCATTATTGCTGGTAACACCCTGTATCAACGCTATGTAGCTTCTTTGCAAGCTATTCAGCGTATTGCTGGTGTTGAAGAAGGTGCGGCAGGTTTTGCATCCCTAAAGTTCTACGGTGGCGGTATGTCTGCTGATGTGGTATTGGGTGGTGGTATTGGTACACAAGAGAACGCATTGTATATGTACCTCTTGAACACTAATTACATCTTCTTCCGCCCACACAAAGAGCGTAATTTCGTTCCTATTGGTGGCGAGCGTCAATCAATCAACCAAGACGCAATCGTGAAGTTATACGGTTGGGCTGGTAACTTGACAACTTCTAACAGCCAATTACAAGGTGTTTTGACAGGTACTGCATAAGTATCTATTAACTCAACTTAACATATAGAAAAGGAATTATCATGGCTTATTCAGTAACCCCCCTATCAGGGATTGATTTAAATAGTATTGTTCCAAGCACCTCACAAGTGATTGGTTCAACAACTGTAGTTGTGCCTTCATTTGGCCCATTGGGTACTCAAGTGTTTGGCTCTGACGGCAAATTGTATGTATTAGGTCAAGCTAATGCGACTATTACTGCTTCTACAGCTACTTGTACAGTTAATACAACAACATTCTTGGTAACCGCAACTGGTGGATCTTACACTTCTCCAGCCGTAGGTTTAGTTGCTGGCGATGTAGCTTGGTTTGGCGAAGCTAGCGTTGGTTAATAAAATGTAGTAAAAACGAGGGGTTGGCTCAAAAGGCTAACCCCTTTTTTCTTTTAACTTTTACCTAACTACTTAGGAGATTTAAAAATGGCATTACCTTCAGACGAGCAAGGCGCAGACGCACGATTACAAGTACGCTTTTACAAGAAATCCGTACATCAAGAACAAGAATCTTTAGAAGCTGGCAGACCAATTTACAAAGATTTTGATTTTGTACACATTTGTGTAGCTGGTGATACTCTTACCGAAATTGATACTTATGCCCAACAAAGTCATAAACAACGCTTTCCTATTCAATGGGCTAATTACATGAATAGACAGGGCGCAAATGATGAAGAAGTGGTTGGAACACCTGTATCAGAATGGCCTTTAGTATCAAAAAGCCAAGCTGAAGAACTGCGGGCAATGAAGTTTTATACCGTAGAATCTATTGCAAATGCTTCAGATTTACAGTTACAGCGTATGGGCATGGCGGCAGGAATGTCACCCTATGCGTTCCGTGACAAGGCAAAGGCATTTTTAAATCTAGCCACCAATGCAGCAGAAACTGACAAGCGTGAAACAGAAATTAACGCTTTAAAAGAAGAACTTGCCAAAAAAGAGTTAGAAACTGCTAAAATAAAGGCAGAAACAGATGCGAAGCTGGCTCAAATGCAAGATCAAATGGCCGCTATACTTGCCGCTGTTGGTGAAAAAAAACCCCGTAAGAAAGCGGTAGCCACAGAGGAAGCTTAATATGTCATCAACAATGCTCCAATTGGTTCAGCAGGTAACTTCTGAACTTAATTTAGCCGTACCTACTTATGTAGCAGGAAACACTAGCCAAGATGTGCAACAAATTCTTGCGTTAATGAACCGTGCTGGGTACGATTTGATTAAAGAACACGATTGGCAAGCATTGGAGTTGGAATATCGTTTTTACACCAACGCAATAACCACGACCTGCGATACAACGAATGGTACTTATCTATTAAATAACATTCCTAGTACCGCAGGGCTAGACAAAAATTATTCTATTGTTGGCACAAATGTCCCTCAAGACACTTATGTTAATGAAGTTTTATCTGCTAATAGCCTAACAACTACTCAACTATCTTCAGCAACATCTATTGGCGGTTCGGTTACATTTAGCCGTACTATTTATCCGTTGCCAGCTGACTACGAAACTATTACGGATAATACCCATTGGGACAAGACAAAGCATTGGCAGATGCTTGGCCCAGTAGATGCACAACAATGGCAATGGCTTAAATCAGGCTATATTTCAACAGGCCCACGGGTTCGTTGGCGTATTCTTGGCAACAAATTTGAAATTTGGCCGCCTTACAATACACAAGAATATTTAGGTTTTGAATACCGTTCTAAAGGTTGGGTAAGAAGCGCATCAGATCAAGTTAAAAACAGCTTTACTGCGGATTCTGACACTTCTGTATTAGACGATGCCATCATCGTATTGCTTACTAAACTTAAGTATTTCCAAATTAAATCATTTGATACTACTGCGCTGCAACAAGATTACAACCGTTATTTAAGCATTGCTAAGGCTAACGACAAGGGATCAGCTACATTATCATTTGCTCCTAGCCCTAGTGCTGTGCTTATTGGTTGGGCAAACATTCCTGATACTGGTTACGGGTCTTAATTATGGCGGTGGCTAAAAGGTTTACCGCTAAGACTACTTCTTTAGCATCCCCCATCGGGGGTTGGAATGCTAGGGATTCTTTGGCTGAAATGAACCCATTAGATGCGGTGCAATTAGTCAATTTCTTTCCTACCCCTACTGATGTAACCCTTAGAAAAGGCTATACAAAGTTTTCCACAGGCATTTCAGGCAATGTAGAAACATTAATGAATTATGCCAATAAAGATGGCACAAACACGCTTTTTGCTATTGCTGGCGGCACAATTTATAACGCATCGACCTCTACCGCTACTTCTGTATTGACAGGACTGGGAAACAGTAAGTTTCAGCATTGCATGATTACCACCAATGGTGGACAGTTTTTAATTGCGGTAAACGGTGTAGACCCAGCCATTATTTATGACGGTACACGCTGGTATAAGATGGCTACCACTACTACGGCTGCCACAATTAGCACTATTACCCATGTAGGAGCAGTTGCTACATTAACTACGGCTACGGCTCATGGTTTGGCTACAGGCAATCAAGTTACTATTTCAGGTGCTAGTTCTAGCGAATATAACGGAACTTATTACATTACCGTTACTGGGCCAACTACCTTTACTTACACAATGGCTTCAACGCCAGCTTTAAATGCTACGGTAGTAGGAACATATACAGTTTTAGGCATTTCAGGAGTTGATAGCAGCACATTTGCCAACATCAATATGTGCCAAAACAGGCTGTTCTTTGTACAAAAAAACAGCATGAAATTTTGGTATTTACCTGTGCAATCTATTGCTGGTGCGGCATTAGACTTTAATTTGGGTGCTATTGCTCGTTCGGGTGGCTATCTGCAAGCGATGGGTACTTGGACTTTAGATGCTGGCTATGGCGTAGATGACTTATCCGCCTTTGTTACTAGCATGGGCGAAGTCATTGTTTATAAAGGAACAAATCCTAGCGATCCTAATGCTTGGAGTGAAGTTGGCGTATGGCAAATGGGTCAAACCTTCAGCCGTAGATGCTTCTTCAAATGGTCGGGTGATCTGCTTTTGCTAACCCAAGACGGTCTTGTGCCAATGTCTTCTGCATTGCAATCTTCCCGATTAGACCCTAGAATTAACCTCACAGACAAGATTTTCTATGCTGTAAGTCAAGCGGCAACCAATTATTATTCAAATTTTGGCTGGCAAATTAACTATTTTGCTAGTGAAAATATGCTGATTTTGAATATTCCTGTTGGAAATGGCGTATACGAACAGTATGTAATGCACACCATTACAAAAGCTTGGGCTAAATTTACCAACATAAACGCTATTTGCTGGGAAGTATCAGGGTCTAATAAGATATTTTTTGGCGCAAATGGCTTTGTTGGTGAGTTTTATTCAACACCTTCTGATAACGGTAGCAACATTGTTGCAACTGCACAGCAAGCCTACAGCTATTTTGATTCTCGTGGGCAGCTTAAGCGATTTACCTTAGTACGCCCTATCCTACAGACAGATAACGGCTTACCGACTGTTTTATGCGGTATTAGCACCGATTTTGATACTCAGCCTTTGACCAATCAGATAGCCTTTAACCCTAACCTTATTCCTATTGGCGTTTGGGATAGTTCTTTGTGGGATCAGGCAATTTGGGGTGGTGGCTTAACTGTTACTAAATTTTGGCAAGGGGTCAATGGAATTGGATATTCAGGTTCAGTAAATATGAATGTGGCATCACAAGGCATTGAGTTTCATTGGGCATCTACCGATTATGTAATGGAAAGTGGTGGGGTTTTGTAGTGCTATCTTTTGACAAAGAATTGATTGGTCAATGGGTAGCAAAAAGGGTCAATGGTGTATTTACACCTGAAAACTCAAGTTGTATTGGTTTGTTGAATAAAGATGGAAATATTGTGGCTGGAGTTTGGTACGAATCTTATACAAAAACTTCAATAATGACCCATATTGCCATAGAAGGAAAAATGTCAAAAGAGTTCTTATCTATCATTTTTGACTATCCTTTTGTACAATTGGGGGTAAATAAACTTATTGGGCCTACAAATTCCAATAATGATGCTGCATTAAGATTTAACGATAAATTAGGTTTTGTAGAAGAAGCAAGAATAAAAGATGCGTTTCCTGACGGAGATATGATTTTATTAACGATGACAAAAGATAAGTGTAGATTTTTAGGAGAGAAGTATGGGAAAAAGCGCACCATCAGCACCGCCACCACCTGATTACGCAGGTGCGGCTGCACAAACAGCAGCAGGAAATTTGGAAGCCGCTAGGTCTGCTTCTGCGGCTAACCGTTTAAATCAATACACGCCTTATGGCTCGTTAGAGTACACACAAACTCCAACTAAAACTTTAGATCCTAAAGCGTATCAAGCCGCATTAAGCGATTGGAGAGCAAATGGTCAGCAAGGTGCTGAACCTGATCCTAACCAATACATGGCTTTTAACCCTGATGCTGGTTGGGCTGCTACACAAAAACTTTCTCCTGAGCAACAACAGCTTTTAGATTATCAAAATAAAGCCAGCATAGGTCTTGGTGAATTAACTGGTAAAGGTTTGGGTTATGTTAGCAATATGCTAGAAAACCCTTTTGATACTAGCAAATTGCCGACAACTGGGTTTAATCCTAGCCAAAGCTATCAAGATGCTTATATGCAACGCCTTAAGCCACAAATTGAACAAGGTCGTGAAGCATTAAGCGTTCAATTAGCTAATCAAGGTATACCAATCGGTTCTGAAGCTTACAACCGTGCAATGTTAAGTCAAGGTCAAAAAGAAAATGACTTATTAGCTGCCGCAACTACACAAGGATTTGGCGTAGGTCAGCAAGCCCGTCAGCAAGGACTGCAAGAACAAGCGTATTTGCGTAACGAACCGCTTAATACATTAAACGCTGTAAGAACTGGAGCGCAAGTACAAGGCCCTAGTTTTGTAAACTCTGCCCAGCAAGCTACTACCGCTGGCCCTGATATGTTAGGTGCTGCACAAATGGGCTATAACGCCAATTTAGCCGCATCTAACGCAAAAAATGCCGCTAGCAATTCATTGACACAAGGTTTATTTAGTCTTGGCGGTGCTGGAATTATGGCTATGTCTGACATTCGCACTAAACAGAATATTGAGCCTGTTGGCGTTGCTGATAACGGTTTAACTGTGTATAAATACGAATATAAACCTGAGTTTAAAGACCACGAATTAGCTGGTCATGGAGTGCATTACGGTTATATGGCTCAAGAAGTAGAACAAGTATTCCCTTATGCAGTTAAAACCTTAAATGACGGCTATAAAGTCGTAGATTACGGACAATTATGAATCCATACATCCTACAGCCACAACAAATGCAAGATGTCGGTGGTTTAAGCCCTGTATTTCAAAACTTTGGTCAGCAACAAGCTAATCAACAAGCGGCTCTTGCACAACAAAACCAATTGGCAAACCAAGCTGGTCAAACTCAAGGTGGTTCAGGTTTAAATACTTTGGCTATGGCGGCAATGTTGCGTAAAAAAGACCCAACAAAACCTGCTCCTGTATACGATTACAGCACTCCTATGGCTGATACACCGCAGTATAAAGACCCAGCTTATGAACAAGCAGGATATTAATTATGGCTGATATTGGAACACTAAATCCCGAACAGATGTTGCAACAGCAACAGATTTTACGCCAGCAAAAAATGGCTGAAATGCTTATGCAAAAAGGCATGGAACAACCACAAAGTCAAATTGTTAGTGGCCATTATGTAAGACCTAGCATATTCCAAAATCTTGCAGGTTTAGCCAATACTTATGTCGGTCAAAGAAGTTTAGAAAAAGCTGATCAAGCACAAATTGATTTAGCTAATGCTATTAGAAATCAAGAGAGCGTAGCTTTAGCTGATTACATGAGTGATTTGCAAGGAAAACCTGCTAGTCAAAAACAAACTGAACTTGCTGGGCCTTATGGTCAGGCTGGCGAAAATGGTGCAAACATACCTATGCCAATGGCTGTAAAAGATATTCCTGCTGTTCCTGCTAATCCAATGTTAGCTAATATGAACGCTTTGCAAAATCCTAATTCACCTGCGTTTTTAAGAGCGCACGCAATGAAAAAGATTACTGAAGGCCCTAATTGGGCTGAAGTCAGTAAATATAATGAAAAAACTGGTAATACAGATACTTATGTTTACGACAAAAACTCATCAAATCCACAATCGACAATGCAGTTTGTTTCAACATCTAAACCTGCATTAGACGCATATCAACAAATTAAATTAAACGATGAAGGCATTGGAACTGGTAGATTTGGTGGATCATCCGTATTTACAGGGAATGTTCCTGTGGCTAATGGCGGTAATGTTCCTGCATCAACCTTTCCCGTAACTGGCGGCACAATGCCAAACAAACCTGTAATTGGCAATGCTTCTGTTGGAACTGTAAAACCTGTATCTGCTAATAGTGTTCCTGAAAATGATTTAGTAAAAACATATGGTTACGATCCATTTAAACCACCACCAATGCCAACAATGCCAAGTGGTTCTGCCGCTAGATCATGGAAAGCAGATATTTACAAACCTTTAGAAGGAACTCCTGCAAATACCGTAACTGGTGCTACAACTTATGTTGATGCTTTAGGAAAATATAACGATTATGTTAATGGATTAAGTGCTAGAGATTTAACTAACCCACAAGTTAGAACAAAACTTAATTCTTTGTATTCTCAAGTTAAATTAACTGGTAAAGAAGCTAATAATTTGGGCGTATTAAATGGTGGTGATGAAAAAATATTGGAATCTGTAGTTCCTAACTATTCTGACATTTTAATTACTAAAAAAACTGTGCAAAAAATTCTTGATGAACAAAAAGAATTTGGTAGCAGTAAAATTGTGGCAACTTACAGAACTGCTCAAAAACCTGTTCCTGAAAATATGCGTAAATATATTGTTGTGCCTAAAGCTGAACAAGAACAAACAAGTCAAGGCTCTCCAAAGCAAACAGGCGCAACTGCTCGTGCAATATTAAATGGAGAGCAAATTGAAGTTCGCAATGGCAAATGGGTTAATTCTGCAACTGGTCAGGAAGTTAAATAATGGCTGATACATTGCCGCCACTTCCAAAAGGGGCTGTTCTTGTAGAAGAATTGCCACCTTTGCCACAAGGTGCTGTTATGCAACCTGAAACCGCCTATGATCGGTTTATTAATGCTATTGAATTGCCTAAGTTTAATGGCAATGCCGTAGTAGGCCCTGCGACTGTTGCTGGTGCTGGTGAACTTATTAAAGGTGCTGGCGCAGCAGCTGAATTAGCATTTCCTGAAACTGGTCGTAACATTACCCGTCTTGGAGAAAAATTAACTGGTCAAGTTAAAGAGCAATTTCCAGTAGCAGGTACAACAGGTCAAATAGGATCTTATGTATTGCCTTATTCTATGGCTCAAAAAGCTGTAAATGCCGTTAAATCAATTCCGCAAGCAGCCAATGTTATTGGAAAACTTCCTAGTTTTGCTACTGCTGTTGGCGAACAATCTGCTATAGGTGCTGGTGCAGGCGCATTACTTACCCCAAGTGTAGAAAATCGTGGTAATGCGGCTACATGGGGTGCTGCAACTGGCCCTGTTGGAGAATTAATTAAACCAGCAGCAAAACTTGGTGGATGGATTGGTAAAGAAGTTCTTGGTTTATCAACAGGTGCTGGGCCACAAGCTATTGAAGAAGCAGCTAAAGCGGGTGTAACTGGAAATCAACAATTTTTGCAAAATTTGCGTGGTCAAGTGCCTGTAAAAGATGTATTACAAGCGGCTCAAAGCGGTTTACAAACCCTTAAAACGCAAAGAAAAAATGCTTATAAAGAAGGCATTGAAAGCATAAAGCCTAATCAAGAAATAGTTGCTGGTCAGCCTTTGCCAAAACCTACGCCAAAACTTGACTTTAGTCCTATTGAAAATTCTTTTAAAGAATCTGTTGATAATTTTAAAGTTCAAGGCGGTGGAGATATTGCTTCATCTATTGGTGAAGAATCATTTAAAGATATTAATAAAATTAAATCTGTATTAGATGAATGGAAATCTAAAAAAGGATTACATACTGCTGAAGGTTTAGATGCTTTAAAACGCAGAATTGACGATCTTTATCGCAATGATATGTCTAATGAAGCTAAATCCGTATTGTCTCAAACACGCAATACGGTAAAAGACACTATTATTAAACAAGATAAAAATTATGCTTCAACAATGCGTAATTATGAAGAATCTTTAAGTCTTGAGCATGAACTTGAGCAAGCATTGAGTTTAGGCGATAGAAAATCTGTTGATGCCGCAGTACGCAGACTTCAATCTTTAACTCGTAATAATGCCAATACTAGCTTTGAATATCGCAAACAACTAGCTGATATTTTAAAAGAAAAAAGTGGAATTGATTTAATGCCAGCTTTGGCAGGTCAATCTTTAAATACCTATGTTCCAAGAGGTTTGCACAGAATCATTCCAAGCTTTACCGCAGGAAGCGGCATTACAGGAGCAATGACTATTGGTGCTTCAGGTTTAGCACCTTTAGCAACACTTCCTTTGCAAAGTCCTAGATTAGTTGGCGAAGCGGTTTATCAAGCAGGAAAAGTATCTCGCCCAGTATTAGATTTGGCAAATTCGGGTACTCCTGAACAAAGAAAACTGGCAAAATTATTAATTATGAAAGCCGCCCAACAAGGAGCAACAAATGAGTAGAAACGGATCGGGAGTCTATTCACTCCCAGCAGGTAACCCAGTTGTACCATCAACTACCATTAGTTCTACATGGGCTAATAACACGCTTACAGACCTTGCAACTGCAATGACAGGATCAGTAGCGTCAGATGGTCAAACTAAAATGATTGGTGCTTTAGATTTAAATTCTAATAAGATTGTTAATCTTGCCACCCCTACCGCTTCTACTGATGCTGTTACTAAAGCCTACGCTGATGCTTCAATTGCCGCATTAGGCACAATGGCTTTGCAAAATGCTGATTCAGTAGTTATTACTGGCGGCACTATTAATGGAACTGCCATTGGTGCAGTTAATAGAGGTGCAGGTAATTTCACTACTTTAGATGCTAATGGTGCGTTTACAGCTAGTGGCGCAGCTTCATTTACTAGCACAGGCGCATTAAAGATTCCAGTAGGAACAACTGCACAACAGCCTACCCCAGCTACAGGGATGATTCGCTACAACAGCACTTTAGGGCAATTTCAAGGCTATTACGCAAGCACTTGGTCGCAAATTGGTGGTGGTGCTACAGGCGGTGGTTCAGACCAAGTATTTAACCTAAATGACCAAGTAGTTACTGTAGACTATACAATTCCATCTACTAAAAACGCTTCTAGTGCAGGGCCAATTACTATTAATACTGGTGTTACAGTCACAGTTCCGACTGACAGCACATGGGTTATCGTTTAAAATACTGAAAACTAAGGATAAATTATGGCTGGTCAATTAACAATCGACACATTAAGAGCAGGTAGCGGAGTCTTAGCCACTCAGAATGGCATGACTGGTATTGCTAAGGCATGGGTAAATTTTGATGGCGGTAACGGAAATACGGCTGGAACAATAAATAGTTCTTTTAATGTATCTAGCATTACTGTTAATAGTCAAGGCAACTATACAGTTAATATGACAACAGCAATGCCAAATACAAATTATGTTCCAACAGTAACCAATGTCCGTGCTACTGGTGTATTTGGTGACTTGGGGTATCCTGCTGATGCACAAGCCTTGACTACTAGCACATTTCAAATAGGCACTAAAGGTTCAACTGGTACTCCAGTCAATTCTTTTAAAGTATATGCCTCTGTTTTTAGTTCATAAGGATAAATCATGGCTGGCACACTAACAATTTCGACCCTCTCAGACGGCACTAATAGCACTTCTTCTACTAACTGTATTAAAGGTTCTGCTAGAGCATGGGTAAACTTTACTGGTTCTACTGGCGCAATTAACAGTTCATTCAATGTTAGTTCAATTACCATAAACAGTACTGCTTACTACACAGTAAACTTTACTACTGCAATGCCTAATACAAATTATGTCCCTTATGTAGATGGCACAACTAGCGGTTCTGCTGCTGGTAAAGCACAGCTTTATTGCGATTGGGCTGCAACTAATGCTTATGTAGCACCAACAACTTCAGGATTTGTTTGGTCTTATTCTAATTATCTTGGTTCAGCTAGAATTGTTCCGACAAATGGCATGGTAGCCGTATTTAGTTCATAAAGGAAAAATAATGTCACAAGTAATCATATTTTCAAATTCTAATGGTGGTGTATCTACTACTATCCCTACTGGTGAAATCAGCATTGAGGCTGTATTAGCTAAAGACTGCCCTAAAGGTGCAATCATTGTTGAAGCTTCTTCATTGCCTACAGACAACGATTTCTACGATGCGTGGGAACTTGCTGACGGAGTAGTAACTGTTAGCCTAGCCAAAGCTACAGAAATCACCAAGAAGCGTCTAAGAGCAGAGCGTGAGCCTTTGTTGCAAGCACAAGATGTAGCCTTCCAAAGAGCATTAGAGTCAGGTGCAGATACATCTGCTATTGTTGCTGAAAAACAGCGTTTGCGTGATATTACTAATTTCTCTGCAACTACATTAGACGAATTGCGTAGCCTTAAAGCTGGAGTGTAATCATGGCAGTTACTATAAATGGTACAAATGGCGTTACATTTAACGATTCCACAACCCAAGCAACTAAAGCCGTTGGTTTTAATCCAACTGGCTCTTGGGGTGCTATTACTGCCAGCACAACTTATACAAACTCAAGTGCATATTTTGTTTATGTAACTTCTTCTACTGCTTCTGTTTCAAATGTGCCGTTCACTATTAGCGGAACAACTTATAACTCAGTTACAGCAAACGGATTTATTGTGCCGCCAGGCGCAACTTACAGTACTGGTGGTGGATATAGTGGCTCACCGTATCGTTTTGCATAAGGTAAAAAAATGAAATTTTATAAAGCACCAACTGGCGAAGTTTGGGCGTATGAAGCTGATGGCTCACAAGATTATTTAATTCCTGATGATTTTGTTGCATTAACGCAAGAAGAAATTGATGCTAGAAATGCACAATTTGAAGCAGAGCAACAAGCATATTTAGATGCAAAAGCTTCTGCACTAGCTAAATTAACAGCATTAGGTTTAACTGAAACTGAAATTAAGGCATTGTTATGAACTTTACATTTACATGGATATTAGACAAGTTTGGTTTTCAAGCTAAACCAGCTTTTGACTTTCCAGTTAAACCTGAAGTTAAAAAAGCTGTTGCTAAAAAAGTAGCCAAAAAAACTGTTAAAATTGCTAAAGCGACTACTCGCACATCGAAAACTAAAAAGTGAGCGTAGTTGTGGACATTGACCCTATAAAATTTGGCGTAACTTGGCAAAAAGTAGAAGCTATGGAACAAGAGGTTGCTGAACTTCGCAAGGATGTTAAACAGCTTCTTGAATTAGCCAACAAGGGTCGTGGCGGTTTTTGGGCTGGTATGGCTATTGTGTCAGCTTTCTCCACATTTATTGGCTTTATGAGCCACTACATTACTGGTAAATGATTAAAAGTAGGACAATGTGGTTTTCTTTTGCGCTAGTTGTTTTAGGCGCATTATTAGAAAGCCTACCTACATTACAGGCTTATCTTGACCCTAAATTCTATTCTTATAGCTTCGTTATTATTGGCGTTTGTGTTGCTATTTTGCGCTTTTTAACCACGCAACCATTGAGTGAAAAATGATAGATTACGCAAAATTAGCTATTGCTGGCGCACTTCTGCTTGTTGCTTTTTCTACTGGCTGGTATGTTCGTAACCTAGACTACCAAGCATTTAAGCTAGAAGTCTTAAATACCGCCAAAGCGCAAGAAGCCCATGTGGAGTCCATTACTAAACAACAAGCCTTAGTTACTAAAGGAATTGAAAATGAGTATGAAGCTAAAATTGCTGCTATTAGGAATTACTATAAGTCTACTAGCGTGTGGAACAACCCCAGTAGCAGTAAAGTGTCAGGAATTTCCGCAGCCCCCAGCGCAACTGATGTTATTGCCGCCTACAACGAAATTGCTGGACTCTGCGCTGAAACCACCGCCCAAACAATAGCTTTGCAAGACTGGGTTAGGCAACAAGTAGGCATCAAATGACTTCTGAGCAATTATCCCAAAGGGTCACTTTAGTAGCTTGCTATACCCTATCAACAATTCTTTTATCTATGGTTTGTGTATTTGTCATAGGTTTTTTTAATGAAAAAATAGACAACAATAAGCTATTTGAAATAGTAGGCCCAATGGCACAAACGATTTGCGGTGGATTTATAGGGCTAATTACAGGCATTAAGATTGGTTCAAATGAATAGTGAGCAGTTAGCAAAATTAGGAATCGGTGCAGAATGGGTTGATCCTTTAAATGAAACCTTTGCTAAATACGACATCTCTACGCCAAAGCGTCAGGCAGCCTTCATTGGTCAATGTATGCACGAATCAGGCGGCTTTAAACACCTTACAGAGAACTTAAACTACTCAGCTAAGGCATTGGTAGCCACATGGCCTTCACGCTTTCCTAATGAGGAATACGCAGAAGAATACGCCCGTAAACCTGAACGCATAGCGGCAAAGGTTTATGTGGGTCGTATGGGTAATGAAACGCCTGAAGATGCCGCCAAATACATTGGGCGTGGTTTAATTCAAATGACAGGAAAAGAAAACTATGCCAACTGCGGACTTGGTTTGGGCGTGGATTTGCTTGGGAATCCTGATTGGCTGGCTACTCCTAAATATGCGGCTTTAAGTGCTGGCTGGTATTGGAACAAACGAAACCTCAATTCTGACGCTGATGCTGGAAACATAGAATCTATGACCCGTAAAATTAATGGCGGCAGCATCGGAATTGAAGATCGTAAAGCTAAAATTAATATGGTTTTTAACGCAATTAGCTAATAGTTCTCCAAAAGCTGTACGCAAACACAGCTAAAAACAACATACCCCCACAAAACGCACCAAAACCGCTGAAATCAGACTTTTCAGGCATTTCTATGGCATTGGCATAGTCAGCATCTTTAAACGCTTCAGAAGCCGATTTATAGGTTTTACCCATCATTCCTAATGATCTTGTACTCATAAATACCTTTCAAGTAAAGTAAAGCAATTAGTTTCTAATAAAACCATAGGTTCTACATCTTGCCAATCGTTTCGGTCTTTTCTGCCGTTTACAACAAACTTTAAATTTTCAAAATGAGTAAATTTTCTGTACCAAATCCCGTCTTTTGTTTTAAGCACTAAAAAGAACGGTAATTTGGTAAATTCCACCAGCGTTTTAGCAGATATAAATTTACCCATACTTATAAAATAACCCCCACTCATACGATCAAATTGGGCTAATTCATAATTCAAACACTTAATTTCACAAAACCCAGCTATTTCTTTATTCCGTGTAAAGGTGTAATCAAGACCATATTTAATAGGCATTTTGACTACTTCACATTTCCACTTTTCTTCAAGTAAAGCGGCAACACCTCTTTCTACATCAAGATTTTTTTGGGTTTCGTATAAAGGCCTCACTTTTGTACCTTTTTTAACATTGGTTTATTCATATTAAATACCCTTGCGTTAAATAAGTTGTCGCAAAAATAATTACACAAATAAACAACGCCATCAAACCGCCTAAAATAAAGTCTTTCACAATAATCTCCTATTGAAAAACACGGTAACGAGGGTTGCAAGTAACTTCTACTGGTACATCGGTAGTAACACCGTTAATTCTGCGCTTTGCCGTAATAACGACTGGGCGTGTACCAGCATCTTCACATTCTGTAATTCCTAGTATGACCTGCGCCCTAGTCATGTGATAAGCGGTTTTATCAGTATCTAAACTAACATTAGGTGGCTCAAAAGAACTACAAGCTGCTAATGCAAACGGGGTAATTAAAAGTAAATATTTCATGATTTTCTGTATCCATTCTTTAAGTCGGTGTTTTTCCAAGATTCAATTTTTGCTTGTGCTTCTTCCATTGTTTTGGCTGAGGTACAAAGCTGACCTCTCGGAGTGCGCTCGTAAACCAAAAAACCGCCTGTTTTGCTAGGTTCAATGCTGTAGGTTGCTAGACCGTTAAAAAAGTCTTGTGCGTGGGCGTATGCTGAATGTGCGCCTGAATCTTCTGAAGCGATACGGCTGTTGCGTTGTGCTGTTGATTCCATTTTGTTTCCTTTCTATCTCACTCCCCAATGGAGTAACATCAGTTTAGTTAAGCCAGCTTAACAATGCAAGGGTTATTTTATAAGGAAAACCCTTAGTTGCAAAAAAGATACAGGGCTGTATTTGGCAGTTGCTACAAATGGGCAAGAAAGCCGCAAAATAACCCAATTACTGCATCCTACATTGGCGGCTTAACGCCCTAAATAAGGTGGGGTACTCACTTCTTTACGCTTTCCCCCGATGCCTACTTGCTCCGTGATGCTTTCGGCATTAAAGATTGTTCTTGATCTGATAGACCCTTAACAAGTGCTGGAAGCAATCCCAACTCTTTTGAAGCTGTGCTTCTTCTATTTCTACTAATTTTACTTGGTTAGTCGTGCCATTGACAAATACGATGGCGCACCGTGCGTTGGGCAAGTTTAGGCCTTCACGATAACTCGCTAACTGCAATTCATGTTCAAAATATACATCAACCTTGTCCAAATCGGTATCTTTGGTCTTGAAATCTATGACAAATCCGACACCCTGACCGTTATTAGGTTTGGCCATAAGATCTACACGCCCACCGTAACCTAAATGATGGGCAAAAGACTTTTCACATATCCAAGCTTGTTCGCCAAATGCGTCTTTTAAGGTTTTGTCAATGACATCAAGGTACAAAGGTTTTTCAGGCATATAAACCTGTTCAAACCAATTTTGAATAATGCCGTGAATTTCAGTACCCCGACTGGCAGCTTTAAAGCCCGTTTCTCGGCTATCTTTCATTACCCTAGCCAACCATTCCTGTTCGGGTTCGTCAGCCCCTCTAGGAAGCGTTAAAGCGGATAGCAAGACTTGTTGCAGCTTCCAATTAACCAGCCCTGCTTTGTCCAAAATATTGATAATAGTGGTAGTGCTGGGCAAAAGCCCTTCTTTCCTTGCATCACGCAAAGTCGTAGGTCTTTCGCCAGTCTTACCAATCGTGGTGTAGGCAGGTGTTCCCTGTTTGGTATACCAATGCCCACTATCTTGTTGTTTTTCTTTAACTATCATCAGAATGGAATATCGCTTAAATCGCTATCTTCGATAGTCACTTTGTTTTCGTCTTTAGCTTTTTGACCACGCCATTCGGAAGATTCGGTAATTTTTTCACGGTAGTACTTAGGCAACGCATCGTATTTACCTTGATCAAATTCTGCTAACCAAAAATGAACTAATGGATTAATGCCTTCAGGTTGGTGCGCTCTAAGTGCTGACGGTACAGGGCTAATGCCTGAAATGTTGGCATAACGACCATCTTCTGAGTGAGTGATATTGACCATACAAAACTTGCCCAATAGATTCTTAAGGTCAAAGTTTTTACGATCTTCTGCGGTCATTTTCTTGTTAGACCATGCTTCTAGGTCTTGACGCAATCGTGCTTGTTCTCCAAGACTTACGGTATAACGCTTAGACACAATCAAAGGTTTACCGTCATCCGTAATTAATGGTTGCTCGTTATCGTCTTTACCATGCAATTCCCAAGTCAATACAACCTTGTGCATGATTTTGGTTTCGCCAGCCCATTCGGTAGCTTGGTGACCTAAGTCAATGACCGAGTACAAGCGAGCCATGTGATTGCCAGCTGGGGCTATTTTAAATTCTTTACTGTTATCTGAAATAATCATTATGCGTTCCTAAAAATAGTTGAAAAGTCATCAAAGACTGCTTTTAATACAGGGTTTGGCTTTACAGGCGAAGATAGTCCACACGCATAGCGTAAGTCACCAATTTCGTCTGCTGTGATAAATACCCCATTTTCGAGGTCTTTAAAGATGCGTTCCAAATGTTCTTGGAAGCTGTTGAAGTCTTGCTCTTGCTCACTCATTTGAGTTTCTCCTAATTTACACGGCTTATGCCGTGATTAGATATTAAGCTAACTTAAATAAGATTGCAATACTTTATTTGCAAATTGTTGTAAAAATGTTAAGATAGCTGAATGGATAAAACTTCAACACGAACAATGATTGCCCTTTTAGGTGGGCCTACAAAAGTAGCAAACCTAGTAGGCGTAAGCGTTCCAGCGGTATCTATGTGGCAAAACGGGGTTATTCCTTATGACAAGCTAGTAATCCTAGCCGCCACCCTAGAAAAAGAAAGTGCTGGATTATGGTCAAGAAAGCAGCTTTTTCCGCTTTCTTACAAAATGATATGGCCTGAATTAGATTAGTGGTATACTACGCTGGCAGATTGAACCCTGTTAGTACCTGTATCCACACCAAGACCCATTCGGGTTGCTTTGAGCATTTTGGAAAAGTAGTGGATACCTTTTCTAAAGTGGGTTCAACTTAGAGCAACCCCAATGGGTTTTTCTATTTCTGCCGTACTCCAAACGAAATTAAGTACCTAAATGGGTAGCGTGGAATAAAACATGGGCTGGTTTACACCTGACAGCAAGCCCCGTAGCCTTGAGTGGGGACTACACAAGTTATAAGGACAATGGTGATAGACAACCTTATATCGATTGAACACTACCTTTGGGAGCATTAGTTCAGGACACATCTTGAATGGATGGGGTGCTATCACCTTTGGGCAAGCTTTGGTTAAAAAACAACACATAAGGGAAAACACCTACTACAATTAAGACAACTTAACATATACTTCATCTAGATTAACATTTGGAGTCTAATATGACTTGGAATCTACGATTGGTAAATATGAGCAATCCCTATGAGGATTACTTTGAAATTCGTGAGGTTTATTACGACACGATGGGCAAACCTATTGGACACAGCAAAGCGGCTATTGGTGGCGAGGATCGGCTAGAAGTAGACAGATATATTGAACTAGCTAAACTGGCTTTAGATAAACCTATCATTAAATTTGCAAACCATGAAGATACAAGTAAAGATACTGAAAGAGAATAAAGATGGTTCGGCCAACGCTGAAGTTATCTTTGACAAGCAAGGACTTGAAACCCTTATCCAATGGGGTACTGTTGCTATGCTTACCGAAGGAATTGATAGATACAAGGTTAGAGATGACGAAGTTCCTTTTCCTGTTCCGAAAAAGAAAAGAAAATGATTGAATCTTTAGTCAAACCCCAGCCGTTAGATAACGACATTGCCGTTATGAAGATACTTCAATTAATGGGTCAGTTAAGCCCTAATGATATTGCTTACATTGTTAATCTTGCATCTAGAATTAGCCAAATTATTGAAATTAAGGAAACAGCATGACCTTTGCCGTGTTTTATGGTTTATATCCCCGTAAAATGGGTCGTAAAGAAGCAGAACGCAGTTGGAAAAAATTGACCCCTGATCAGCAGCAAGAATGTATTGAAGCAATGCCCAATTACTTAAAGTATTGGAAGATTAAAGAAACAGCTAAAGATTATATTCCTTATCCTGCTACCTTTTTAAACCAAGAACGCTGGACTGACGAACTTGACATTGAACCAATACAAAATAAAAAACCTGAATTGCCTTTTTATGCTACAGAAGAATTAACTTTAAAGAAAGCGCAAGAAGTAGGCGTAACTCCCTATGCTGGAGAAGGCTGGCAACAGTTAAGATCAAGAATTAGCCAAAAGATAAAACAACTTGAAGAACAACTCTGACGATTATTTAGTAAATTGGTATATAGCAGTAGCTAAAAGACGGGGATGGCCTGAAGTGGTGCGCCTACTAGCGCAATACCCTGAAAAAGAAGAACGCATCAAACAATTGATAAAAAAGAAACTAGGAAAATGAATGAGTTGGCTCTATTCGCAGGTGCTGGTGGCGGAATACTTGGGGGAAAATTACTTGGATGGCGAACCGTCTGTGCAGTTGAATGGGAGCAATACCCAGCAAGCGTACTTGCCGCAAGACAAAATGACGGATTACTTGAAAGTTTCCCGATTTGGGATGATGTTCAAACCTTTGACGGAACAAGCTGGCAAGGAATTGTTGATGTCATATCAGGCGGCTTTCCATGCCAAGACATATCTGCCGCAGGAAAAGGCGCAGGAATTGATGGAGAGCGATCAGGAATGTGGCGAGAAATGGCACGGATCATTTACGAAGTTCGACCCAAGTTTGTCTTTGTGGAAAACTCACCAATGCTCACTCATAGAGGATTGGGAACAGTTCTCGGGGATTTGGCCAAACTCGGGTTCGATGCTGAATGGGGAGTGTTGGGAGCGTCAGATATTGGAGCAAAACACCACAGAAAAAGAATATGGATTGTTGCCCGACAACAAGAAATTCTTTCATACCCCAACAACTGGATCAAGCGGTGGAAGCAACAGTCGCAAAGCGTTAAAGAAACGCAAAGAAGCAATATGGCCAACACCAACAACTCCTTCAGGGGGGGGCAATGCTGGCGGTTCGGGGGCGCACAAAAACGCACTCAAAAATGGGACTTACATACCATCTTCAATCAACCCGAACCTGTACGAATGGTTGATGGGGTGGCCGCAAGGGTGGACAGACTTAAAGCCATTGGAAATGGACAAGTACCACAAGTGGCAGCAGTTGCATGGGAATTATTAACGGAGAGATTAGATGAGAGATATAGACCCCAATAAATGTATAGACTTTATACTAGAGAACGCAGGTAAATATGCACAAGCTAAGGGTGAGTTGGCGCAACTTGAAGTATATAAAAGTTCCCTCAAAGCTATTAAAATGGCAGAAACTTCGGAACAGTCTTTGGGGGCGCAGGAGCGTGAAGCGTATCGAAGCCAAGATTATCAGAATCTTTGCAAAGCCATTGGTGCGGCAACGGAAAATGCTGAAAAGCTTAAATGGGAACTTGAAGCTGCTAGATTAAGACACGCCACATGGCAAACATTAGAAGTATCAAACCGTAACCAAGACAGGATTTTAAAATGACCGCCTTAAAAGTAACTGAAGAATTTTTAATCCTAAAACTATTGTGCAAGATGTATGACGATGCTTTAAAAAGCGCAAATCCTACACAAATGCTAGAGTTAAGCGTAGACATTGCTGAATCTGCTGAAAAGCTAGAACAAATGACTGTAGATTACATTAATGGCAAGTAGCAAAGCGCAAAGGGATCATTATGCGAAGCTGGCGAGATATGGCTGTGTCGTATGCAAGCACATGGGATTCAGCGACAATGACACCCCAATCGAAATCCATCACATTAGACGCTATGGGGGAAAGCGTGATAACGCAGCAGCAGTCCCCTTGTGTGCATTCCATCATCGACACGATCCACATACCAGTATTCATGGACTTGGGGCTAAAGCATTTAGAGCCTACTGGGGCTTTGACCTTGAGGACAAACTCTTGGAGATGGAATCTTGAGTAGCTGGCTAATTATTGTTACAGGGCTAATTTATGCGTATATATCAGTTGAGCAATTGGCTAAAGGAAATACTGGACTGGCTGTCACTTATTTTGGATATGCTCTTGGAAATGTTGGGCTGTTTATGATGGCTAAGTAATTACAATTCTAAAGAATCCCAGCCATATTCACGGGCAATTTGGCGAGTGCGAATTTTGAACGATTTACCGTGTTTATCCCAATTGTTTGTTTTCCAAAAACTCATGTGGACAATTTCATGGGCAAGGCTGCGCTGAACAGTATCAAAATGTTCGTTACGCATACGGCTAATAGTAATGATATGAGGTTTTTCTAGTGATTCATCGTAACGGTAGGTGGCCATAGCGTCATTTTCCCGTGTCACTTTGAACTGGATAAGTTCAGGCGCAGGTAAATCCCAGTTACGCATTGGATGACAAGATGCCATACAAAGGTATAGATTTTCTAAAATAAATGGGGTTAGCTTCATACCTTATGAATTTGTCCTCTAAACTCATATTCATCTTCGCTGCATACCATAATCATTTCAGGCATTAACATTCTGCCATTTTCCCACGACAAAAGAACAAACCCTGAACGCCAATCAACTGGGGCATCTTCCGTATAGTGTACAAAAGCGTCTGAATGTATATCAGCTAATGTGCCAGTTTGAACACCCCAGCGTGTACCCATGTTAAAGGCAGGGTTCAAATCGGTCACAGGAAACACGCTTAGATTGTGTGTATGACCACAGATATAGTTGATACCCGATTGCAAAGCATTGGCTCTTGTAGCCCCAAATCCACCCTTCCAACGGTGTTTTATGCAAGTATCTTCATTTACATAGAATGACCAGCAAGATTTCCACATAGGAAAGTGGTCTTTAAGGGAAAACCCTTGTATTCCTTCATACGATGTAGCACCGCTATTTGATAAAAATGTTTCAAAACGAGCATCGTGATTACCAAGACACCATATCAAAGGGGTATCTTTACGGGCGGCTTTTTCAATACCAGCCATCATTTCTTGACAGGCTTCTAATTCTTCTTTAACTGTAGGGGTTTGTGACCATTGAATCCGTTTGTGGGAACTATTTTGACTGCCATCAAACATATCCCCATTGGCTACGATTGCTTTCAATTCACCCTTAAATTGCTTAATAATTGCCAAAAGTGCTTTATATGCTGGGGTAACTTCATTAGGCTGAAAATGGGCATCGCTAAAAACTACAATTCTGCCCTTATCTTTGATTTCTATGCCCCTACGGACATGGCCTGAAGTTTGCTCTATTTTTTTAATTTCTTTAGATTTTAAAAATCTAGCATCTTTGGTAGTTGGCAATTCTATGCCTAATCTAAATTCTATTGACCTACGCCTGTTATATACAGACCTGACATCGCACTTAAGTTCTTTGGCTATATCTGTAGGGCTACCAATTTTTTTCCAAAGCGTTATAAACTCTTGATCGTTAAGCCAATAACCTTGCATAAATAACCTTTTAGTGTAAAGTTAGCTAATACTAATCTATTTTAATTCAAAATCAATGACATACGCACGAATTGATACAAACCACAAAGAAATCGTTAAAGCATTGCGTGATGCTGGTGCTACGGTAGTGTCACTTGCAGCAATGAAACACGGCTGTCCTGATCTCTTGGTAGGCTATGCTAATGAAACATTGCTAATGGAAATTAAAAAAGACAGCAAAGCAAAATTTACTCCCGACCAAATAGATTTTATGGGCAAATGGAAGGGTGGCGCAATTAGTCGTGTAGACAGCGTTGATGCCGCAATAAGAGCATTAGGAATTATTAAAAAAGTGTTATAAAATAACGCAAAAGGAGCGTTTTATGGAAAAATCGATGGCGTTGTTTTTAGCAACCTTGCTACATTCAGGGACAAACACCCACTTTTTCCATTGGGCTACAAAATCCTACGCTAAACACAAAGCTTTAGGCGGTTTTTACGAGCGCATTATTGAATTGACTGACGATTTGGCGGAAACCTATTTTGGCATCTATGGGCAGATTACTCAATTTCCTGCCACATACCATCAGCCTAAAGAACCATTGGCATATTTACAATCATTACAAGCATTTGTAAAAGATGCTAGATCAGATTTACCAATGGATTCAGAGATTGTTCAATTGATCGATAATATTGCTCAAGAGATCGATACCACCATTTATTTACTTAAATTTAAGGCCTAACTATGCCAACCTATGCCCCACAAGACATGGCTTACATCTTAAGAATGACTAAGCCAAGCGGAAAAATGACTAAAGAAGAAATGGATTTAGTTCAAAACATTGGTCAAGCTGTTGCTCCTATGGGCGCAAGACCAGTAAATATGCCAGCTATGGATGTTAATTCAGTTGTTAGACCAAATGAAATGCCACAATATTCAGACCCTAATTCAGTTTTGCGTGCTGGAGAAACATCTATGGCAATTCCACAGAAACAGCCAATGAACCGTTTAGCTGCTATTCAAGCTGCCGCCAATGCTCAGTTAGCTGGTGAAGGCGAAGCAGCAAACCCAAACATGGCCAATATTGCCAAATACTTTCAAGGTAGATAACAATGCCATTAGATAAATCAGGTTCAGCCGCTTCAGTTGGTAAAAATATTAAGGCAGAAGAAAAAGCTGGTAAACCTAAAAAACAAGCAATTGCTATTGCTCTTAATGTTGAGCGTGACAACGCTAAAGGTGAACGCAAAGCTAAATTAGAAGATGCTTACGCAAAGTATGTAGAAGAAAAAGCATGAAAAACGGACTTTATGCCAATATCCACCGTAAACAGGAACGGATCAAGCATGGTTCGGGCGAGAAGATGAACAAAGTTGGTAGCAAAAATGCCCCAACCGCCCAAGACTTTAAAGAATCCGCTAAGACTGCTAAAAAGACTAGGCGTGATCACATTTCAGACGCTATGAAGGATATGTAATGAAACACATGAGCCGCAAATACAAACCTGAAGATGCAATGCTTAGACCGCATCAACAATCTACATTAGAAAAGCAACAAGCTGACCGCATTGCTCGTAGAAAGCTAATTGCTAACAAACTCAAAGACTTGGATAAAGAAGTTAAGTAATGGCTTGGACTGACAAGCTGGCTGATTTTCTGCGTTTAAATGACGGGGGACAGGCTTATACAGGTTATCCACAAATGCAGGTTGGTTTGAATAAACCACGCCAAGCAGGTTACGCCACAGGCTTTCTTGAGGGGGCTACGGGTGCTGATTCGATGCAACAAAAAAACCCTATTACAGATTCCAATTATGATGCTTATGCACAAGGTAAAAATACTGGCGAATTAGCTGGTATTGGTGTTATGGCTGTACCTGCTTATGCTATGGCATTACGGGCTGGAGCACCTAAAGCCGCACAAATGATAGAAAACCACCTTACAAAAATAGGCGGTATTTCTCACATTGTTCCCCCAAACGTAGCAAATGAAATGGGAATGGCTACAACATTGCCAAAAGATGACATATTTACACAAGCCGTTGCTAATACACCATCTGCCCGTATGTCTGAAGAAGGTTTGCATTTAAAGCTTATGCGTAAACAAAAGCCTGAACAAGCCATGACTGAATCTGTAAGATCGGGCGTGTTTTATTTGCCTGAAGGTTCTGCAAATATTAAACATTATGGTGGATCAACCAGTTATGGTGGCACAGACAAAATTACTGGCGAAACGCTATACAAAAATCCATTGTTTGTTAAAGGGGCAACTGGCGGTAAAGCACCTGAAGCGGCTTATGCTCAATTAACAGATAAAGACCAATTAAAGTTATTGCAAGCAGATGTAATGAAAGCCATTAGTGGCCCACAAGACATCAAATATGATTTGGTAGAACAATTTTTAAATAAACACGCACCTGATTTAAGCGATTATGCTAGTTATATCTACGATAACAGTCGCAAAGGCAATCAACTACGCTATGCTTTACAAGAAGCCGCAGTAGCTCAAAAGGTTAGAGATGCTGGGCATGATGCTGTCATAGGACACAGCAAAGGCAAGCAAGGCCCATTTATATCTGAAGTTTTTGATGTACGGGAATCACATTATCCTAATCAATATGGTGATTTTCAATTAAATCCCAAATTTGAGGAAATGTATCAAAATGCGCCACGCAAAGAATTGATACAACAACAAATAGACAAATTAGAGTAGAATTAACCTATCTTAATCAACTACTTGAAGCAGATATGGACAATAAACAACAAACAAATAATCCTAAAGGTAGACCTAAAGGTAGCCCTAATAAGTCTACAGCACTCGCTAGAGAAGCGATTGCCAAGTTCGTGGATGGTAACGCAGACAAACTTCAACAATGGCTTGACGAGATCGCTATGAACGAAAAGCTAGGGCCAAAGGTGGCGTTTGATTGCTTTATGCAAGTAGCTGAATACCATGTGCCTAAATTAGCTAGAACAGAGCATACAAGCCCTGAAGAACAGCCAATTAAAGTAATTCACGAACACAAATTCCTTGATTGAAGTAGTCAAAAAATATGAGTACCCTTACAAGGCTAGGGATGCTTTCTTAGACTTTCACAAGCGTGACCAACGCTGGGCTGTGCTGGTTTGTCACCGAAGGGCAGGTAAAACGGTAGCTACAATTGCAGATACTATTCGCAGGGCTATTATGGAAAAAAAAGAAAACGCCCGATATGCTTATATTGCCCCATACTATGCACAAGCTAAAAACATTGCATGGGATTATTTGCTTAAGTTTGCAGAGCCAGCTATTGTTAAAGCCAATCAATCAGAATTATGGGTAGAACTGGTAAATGGGGCGAAGATTAGGTTATTTGGTGCTGACAACCCTGATGCTTTACGGGGTCTTTACTTAGATGGAGTGGTTTTAGACGAATATGCGGATATGAAACCCCGACTTTGGGGTGAAATTGTTAGGCCACTATTGACGGATAGACAAGGTTGGGCTACATTTATTGGTACGCCAAAGGGACATAACAGCTTTTATGACATTTACAACGAAGCCCAAAAGAACCCCAATTGGTATGTAAAGACGCTTAGGGCTGACCAATCAGGATTATTGCCTGATGCCGAATTACAAGATGCCCAGCAGTCTATGTCTGCTAACCAATACGAACAAGAGTTTCTTTGTTCATTTGAAGCTGCCATTCTTGGGGCGTATTACGGTCAAGAAATGCGTAGGCTTACTGACCTTGAACGCATTACTACGGTGGACTATGACCCTATGTTTCCCTGCCATACCGCTTGGGATTTGGGTTTTAATGACAGCACGGCTATATGGTGGTTTCAAGTTGTTTACGGTGAAATACGGGTACTAGATCACCACTCATCTAACGGTCAAGCTATCCCTTATTACACGGGTTTATTGGCACAAAAAGAAGATGAATTTGGATACAAATATGGCTATCATTACCTGCCGCATGACGCTAGAGCAAAAACACTAGCGAGTGGCGGTAAGAGCATAATCGAACAAATTTCTGCAAAAATTGACATAAAACATCTAAAAATCGTTCCAAATCTGTCAATTCAAGACGGAATACAGGCAACACGACTTGCATTAACTCGTGCTTGGTTCGATAATAGATGCGAAGAAGGAATTGAATGTTTGCGTCAATATCAAAGAGAATGGAATGATGATAAAAAATGTTTTAATGATCGCCCTAAACACGATTTCACAAGCCATTCAGCAGATGCGTTCCGTTACCTCAGCATTGTTTGGAAAGATGAGGACACACCTATCCTCAAAGATACAAGGATTAAAGGACTTCATGTCGGTCAAACGGATGTAACTTTGAACGAAATGTGGAAAGAAACCCCCAAAATAGTTAATCGCAGGATATAGACATGGATCATACATACGAAGATTGGTACAACTGCATCGTTCAGTACGAGCGTACATTTAAAGAATGGGAAGGTCGAGCCGATAAAATCGTAAAGCGTTACCGTGATGATTCACGCAGTAGAAATAACCCTAATGCCAAGTTTAATATTCTTTGGTCTAATGTTCAGACCATCACCCCAGCGGTATTTGCTAGACTTCCTCGCCCTGATGTAAGCCGTAGATTCCGTGATAACGACCCTATTGGGCGTGTAGCTTCTATGATGCTAGAACGGGCATTAGAGTACGAAATTGAGCATTATGGTGATTATGCCAGCGCAATGAAGCAGTCTGTTCAAGACCGTTTATTGGGTGGTCGTGGTACAGCTTGGGTTCGTTATGAGCCACATATTGTTGGTGAAGAAGGTGGTGAAGGTGAAGGCGCACCTGATGATGGCTTTCAGATTACTGAAGATATTGACGAAGCGGAAACCGAAGGCGGCATTTATAAAGAGAACCAAGAACGCATTGAGTACGAGTGCGCTCCAGTAGATTATGTCCATTGGCGTGACTTCGGTTTGACCGTTGCCCGTACTTGGGAAGAAGTTACCGCAGTATGGCGTAAGGTTTACATGGGCCGCCCAGCATTGGTTGAACGCTTTGGCGAAGAACTAGGTGGCAAGATTCCATTAGATACTAAGCCTGAAACATCCAAATCATTTAATGAAAAGATGGGTGAAGGGGCTAAAGAAGCTTGTATTTATGAGATTTGGGACAAGACCACAGGTGAAGTCATTTGGTTATCCAAATCAATGGGCAAAATCCTTGACACTCGTGCCGACCCATTACAGCTTGAAAACTTTTGGCCTTGCCCAAAACCAATGTTTTCTACCCTTACAACAGACAGCCTGATCCCTGTTCCTGACTTTGTTCTTTACCAAGATCAAGCTAGACAGCTAGACACGCTGGCAGACCGCATTGATGGATTTATCCAAGCACTTAAAGTTCGGGGCGTATATGACGCTTCTGAGCCATCCCTTGCCCGTCTATTCTCTGAAGGCGAGAACAATGCTTTGTTGCCAGTTAAGAATTACGGTGCATTTAGCGAAAAGGGTGGATTGCAAGGGGCTATTAACCTTGTAGACATTAAGCCAATTGCTGAAGGCTTAAACATGGCTTATCAAGCTATGGAACAAGTTAAGGGTCAAATCTACGAAATTATGGGTATCGCTGATATTCAGCGTGGACAAACTGACCCTAATGAAACTCTTGGCGCACAGATTATCAAGTCAAACAACGCTTCAGGGCGTTTAAAGACTATGCAGCACGATGTAGTGAACTTTGCTACAGCCTTATTGCAGATAAAAGCACAGATTATTTGCCAGCATTTTACCGATGACACTATCGTTAAGATTAGCGGTGCAATGCAATTATCCCCACAAGATCAAGCATTTATACCGCAAGCATTGCAACTTTTGAAAGACGAACCTGCTAAAAACTTCCGTATTGAAGTGACTACAGATTCCATGATTTACCAAGACGAACAGCAAGAAAAAGCTGACCGTATGGAATTTTTAAGTGCAGTAAGCGGATTCTTAAGTCAGGCTTTACCTGCCGCACAATCTACGCCTGAATTAACTCCAATGCTAGTAGAAATGCTTAAATTTGGCGTAACAGCGTTTAAAGCTGGCAAAGGTCTTGAAGGTCTTATTGATGAAACTGCTGATAAGTTCCGCCAGCAAGCTAAAGCAATGGAAGGTCAGCCTAAACCACCTACACCTGAAATGCAGAAGTTACAGATGCAAGCGCAAATGGAGCAAGCTAAGATGCAAGCCCAAGCACAGGCTAAACAAGCTGAAATGCAAATGAGTATGCAGCTTGAACAGCAAAAGATGCAGATGCAGATGGAACTTGAAAAGGCTAAACAAGAGTACCAAGCCCAAGAAAATCAGCTTAAATTCCAGCTTGAAGAACAGCGTAATATGATGGATCGTGAGATGGAGATGAAGGTTGCTCAGATGAAGATGAATACTGAACGCAATACCCAAGTCCTGCTTGCCCATATCAATAATGGCGCAAAGATTGAAGTGGCTAGGATTGGTGCTGATGAATCTAGTGGTGAACAAGCTTATTTCACAGAAGAAGATATGGCAAGATCAATGGAACACCCATTACAACCTATTGCAACCGCAATCGACCAAAGTAATCAAACAATTACGAATACTTTAGCCGCTTTACTTGATAAAATTAACCAACCCAAACAAGTCATTCGTGACGAAAATGGAAAAATCATAGGAGTAACAAATGGCCAGTAACTTAAAATATTCAAACGGAACTCGTGATGCACAGCAAAATGGCTTAATTAGCTATGCTAGTACAGGTTCAATTATCCGTATTTATTCAGGCTCACAACCTGCTAATGCTAATACAGCAATCACCAGTCAGACACTATTAGTGCCTTTGGTCATTAGCGGTAGCTTTGGTACAGACAGCAACGGTACTATTACCTTGTCTACTGTAACTAACGGTACTGCTGTGGCAACTGGTACAGCTAGTTTCTTTAGAATCGTTAAATCTGACGGCACAACCGTTGTGATGGATGGTTCTGTTGGTACAAGTGCTTCAGATATGAACCTGAACAACACCAGCATTGCAAGTGGTCAAACTGTAAGTATTTCCGCAGGTACTATTATCCGAGCCAACCAATAAGGTTAAACCATGGCAATAACTGTCAAACATATCAAGGTCAGCACCGTTGCTGATGGCCCTGATACAGACCTTGTACGCCCTTCTGACTGGAACAATGACCACAATATAACTGGTCTAGGAACAATGGCAGAGCAAAATGCTAGTAGTGTCGCTATTACAGGTGGCACAATTAGCGGTCTTTCTGCGCCTTTGCCTGTTCCGTCAGGCGGTACAGGAGCAAGCACCCTTACTGGCTATGTAGTCGGTACTGGCACAAGTGCTTTAACAGCAAACAGCACCATTCCAAATACAGATGTTACTGGACTAGGTACTGCTTCTACTAAAGACGCTGGTGTTGCCAATGGTGTTGCTACTCTTGATTCAGGCGGCAAAGTCCCAGTTTCACAGATTCCTGCATTAGGCGATTTAAACTATCAAGGCACATGGAACGCAAGCACCAATACGCCTACTCTCACCAGTTCTGTGGGTGTCAAAGGTTATTACTATGTTGTTAGCGTTGCTGGCTCTACCAATCTTAACGGCATTACTGATTGGCAAATTGGGGATTGGGCGGTTTATAACGGTTCAGTTTGGCAAAAAATAGATAATACTGATGCGGTAACTAGCGTAAACGGCTATACAGGCACAGTAAACCTTACTTATACCGATGTAGGTGCTTTTCCTGCTACTTCTACAACTGGTTCAGGCAATGTTGTATTAGCAACAGGCGCAACACAAGCCCATCCAACTATAAGCGATTATGAAACATTTACCCCTTCATCCGCCCCAAGTTATGCTGAAGGTGAATTATGGTATGACAACACACAAAAAGCTTTAACTTACTATAACGATGTAACCAACAACCAAGTTCATATTGGGCAAGAAGTCCAATTAAAGGTTATTAACAATACAGGCTCTAGTATTGCTAATGGAACACCTGTTTATGTTACAGGAACATCTAGCGGTCAAACCTACCCAAATATTGCTCTTGCTCAAGCAAACGCAGCAAGCACTTCTGCCGTACTAGGTTTAACCAA